AGCGGGTTCCTGGAATACACGGAGACGAATTCGAACCGTGCTCGGGTGAGTGTGGAATCCACGGTCACGGAGCATACCGGCGTGGTTGGTTCCGAACTGAGCGACACCATTACGGTCGACGGATTCCCCGATGATCACGGATCCTTTGGCGGCAATGTCAAGCTTGGCATCGGCGCTGACCGGGCGATGGCGCAGGTGAGCGTGTGGTGGGCGGGCGATCCGAATGATTCCGCCGGCGACGAGGCGTACCGGCCTCAGGGGGAGACGCCGCCGGCCGAGGACAGCAATCACCGGTTGATTGGCGTGTGGGATTATCCGGCGGTCAACGGGCGTATCCGAGTGGGTGCCGGGGCGCCGGACGCTCATGGCGATCCGGTGCACATCGTGGCCGAATCGCACGGATGGTACGTGTTCGTTTGGAGCTTCGACGGCGATGACCGGGTGATGCCGGCGTCCAGCGCATACGATGACGCGTGGGAGCGCGTGCGCATATGGGATGTGGCACGGCCACGCAAGCCGGCGCTGACCACGCAGGTGGAGCCGGACATTGTGCGGGTCGATGAGCCGTTCCGCGATACGGCGCGGATTGTGGGCGATGTGCCCGAAGGGGCCTATGTGACGTTCACGGCGTACGAGGCGGTGGAGGAAGGGGCGGTGCCCGGCATGAACGGCGTGCTGCTTGACGAGGCCCGCGCCGAAGTGGACCATACGCTGTTCGAGCAGACGATCGCCAGTCCGCAGGTGCGCTCGCCGAAGGCGGGACTGGTGTATTGGAGGGCGTCGCTTCGCTCGCGTGACGGTGATGTGCTGGTTTCGCATGAGCTCGGCGTCGAAGGGGAGACCGTAACCGTCGAAGCGCCTGATGATCCACCCGCTGAGCCGAAGGCGGATCCAGAGCCCGAGAAGCCGGTGCTGTCTCATACCGGTGCGGGGGTCGTCGCCATCATCGTCGTCGGATCCGGAGCCGCCGCGGCCGCCATCGGTGCCCTGGCCTTCCGCCGCCGATCCCGCCGCTGACGCTGCCGCTGGCGAAGGTGTCTAGCGAGACCGGGGGATGGTTTGAGGCACTTGAGAAAGGCGCAATAGAACAGGAAGGCTAGGAATCTTGTAATTCCTAGCCTTCTATTTGGCATGGATTTGAACCATGGGCCTCAATGGTATATGGGTCAGGCATGGGCGTTTTCGCGACGTCGCATGGTGCGCAACCGGTCGGCGATCCATGTATTGACGACGGCGTTGCGGCTGATTGCCAGCTCGGCGGCTTCCTCGTCCAGTTCGCTGACCATCCATGCGGGCATCGTCAGCGTGATTCGCTTCTCCAGCGGGGGATGACGTTCGACTACGGGATTGCCGAGATCGACATAGCTGAGGATGTCCTCGCCGTTGTCGAGCATCTCCTCAAGCTGGTCGCTAGTGATCGCCTTGGCATCATTTTTTTTGGCTTTCATGGTATGCCTCCTCGTTCTTGCGCGATCGGTGCACGGGTATGATGCGGATGCGCTTGCCGCGTTTGGCTGTAATCGCCGTCCAATGCCTGCCGTCGATCATCCCGAGCACGATGTGGCGCACATCGTCGTTTCCGGGATTCGGGGCGGTCAGCGTCACTGGAGGCATCGCGCCGGTCGACAAGATCGCGGCCTTCCGCGTACTACGATCAGGGTTTTGATTCTCGACTCCATATTAGTTATATACAAATCAGTTTTATGTATGGATAAAAGATATGTGTAACAATATCATGGTTTGTAAATTCCTAATCCAAGACTTGAAAGTAAGTCTATGCATTGCTAATCTAGTTCACATGACTGCAGTGATGGTCTCGCCGGCGTTAAAGGCGCAGAAGCAAGAGCTGAGCCTTCAGGATCGCGTTACATACAACATGAAGGTTCTTATCGCTATTCGACAGACCTCTCAGAAGGATCTGGCGCAGGCTATGGGAATTGCCGCACCGACTCTATCCCAGAAGTTCAGTGGGCGCACCCGATGGAACATGGATGATATAGAAAAAGCCTCCGATTTCCTTGATGTGAAACCGGAGGCATTGGTAGCGGGGCATGGATTTGAACCATGGACCTCTGGGTTATGATCCCGAGCCGCCCGGTCAGGCGGCCAGAACCATAGCCGGGGTCTTCCACGCCCCGCCACGTAGGCGGAAGTCGTCAACGTTGACGACAGGCAAACCTCCGTTTCCTTTTAGCTCAGATTGAGTAAGGTCAGGGCGCATCAGCGTGTCAATGGAGACACCGAAGAATTGCGCAGCACGGCACATGTCGTTGAAAGACCATTGTGCGCCGGTGTTAATCATTCGATTCAGATTCTGGCGATGCTTGCCCATGTATGCGGCGAGATCGCTTTGCTTCAGCCCTCTCAGGCTAAGCATCATCCTTATGTTGCCGATGGCTACGGCTTGGTAGTCGATCACCGCCGGCGGGGCTGTCAGTGTTTCGGTCATGGCATCACTATAACCACTTTTGATTACAAAGTCAACACGCCGACGATTTGTAACTCTGTCACTCAATGGTGTATCTGTAATCACATGCGGTTACAAACACAGGAAAACAAGACAGCACAAATCGTGCTCGACTTGCTCGATACGCGGAACATGACACAGTCCGCGCTCGCCGACGAGATCGGGCTGACTCGGCAAGCACTGTCCAGCAAGATCAACGGCACTCGCAGCTTCACCAAGAAGGACTATGTGGCGCTCGCTGACTTCTTCGACACGTCCGTGGACTATCTCATGGGTCGCACTCTTGACCCGTGGCCGGCGGACAACCCCCAGCCGGAAGAGGCGGCGAAATGAGCAAGTCCAATTGTGAACCTGCGTTGCTGTCCTCTCTGGAGACGTTGCAGCACAATCTTCAGGACGCCGGCATGCTGCGCATGAAAGCGTCCCTGTATTCAGAGGCTGCCGTGCGCGAGGCACTGGGGGACTCCGAATACAGGCGAATCTCGGAGAAGCTGGACAGGCGTGCGCTTCTGGCACAGCTCGACGCGGTGTCCCTGTTTCTCCTACAAGTCCTTGGTCTTGTTTCGGTCGGTGAGGGCGATGGCGATCTGCTGAGCGCCGAAGCCGATGTAATGAACGGCGCGGGCGAGTTTCCTCACCTCTTCGCTTTCTGCATGATCCCGGAGCCAAGCGGCGCTACTGGTTCCGACACGGAGATTGTCGAGCGCTTCGTTAAGCGCCTCTCGTTGTGTCTGCATTGAAAATTCTTCCTTTCCCCGCGTCGTGCGGATTTTTGGTTGGCACCTCAAGCCTACCGGCACGGGGAAAGGGCCTTATCCTCTGAAAGGAGCCCTCATGATCTGGTTCGTCATCTCCATCGTCCTGCTGCTCTTCAGCGCCGCCGTCACCGGCATCGCGCTGTCCAACAACGTCAAGGGGGCCGGCATCGGCCTCATTCCGGGCCTCGTCGGATTGATGCTGCTGATCCCCGCATGCCTGTACTCCGTGGACGTGGGCGAGGTCGCGGTCATCCGCAACATGGGCGGCAGTCTGGCCGGCCATTCCGAAGACGCGGGCTTCCATTTGAAGACGCCGTGGCAGAGCATCGTCAAATACGACACCCGCAACAACCTCATCAACTTCTACAAAGACACCGATTACAAGTACGACGGCGGCAGCGCGGTCGGCAAGCAAGTCACCGTCAACGACAGGAGCGGAGCTTCCGCAGACATCGACATTCAGGTCAACTACAGCCTTGATCCAAGCGCCGCCGAATACCTGTACTCGGAGTACGGCAAGCAGCAGACGTTCACGCAGAACTACATCAGCAACGATCTTCGCAGCGTGGCTCGTGAACAGTCCGGCCGGTTCGACACTTTGACGATGCTCACCAACCGAGGCGAATACACGAAGGCGGTGCAAGATGCGCTGGCGGCCAAGTGGAGGAAGATCGGCCTGACCGTCGAACAGGTCAGCGTGCAGGACGTGCGCTATGGCGACGAGATCGTCAAGAAATACAACGAGGCGCAGGCCGCCGAGATCGACAAGCAGAAGGCCATGAACGAGCAGGAAGTCGCCAAGACCGAGGCCGAGACCAAGAAGATCAAGGCGCAGGGCGAGGCCGACGCCAACGCCGTGCTCAACGAGAGCCTGACCGACAACGTGCTCAAACAGCACTATATCGACGCTCTGTCCAACGCGGATCAGCTCGTCGTCGTCCCGGACGGCGCTGACACGCTCGTCCAGACCAAGTAAGGGCGGCGTCATGTTCAAGCGCTACCCGTACACGATCGGCCTCATGGCCGTCATATCGTTCATCGTCTGCATTGTGTGGCTGTTCACCCATGACGCCTGCATGCATCCGTTCGGCAATGGGCTGGCCGCGTGGTGGGCGTTCCTCGTCGTGCCGACCCTGTTCATCGCCATCGTCGAGGAGCAGGGAGACGAACAGTGAGCGGGATCGTCTGGCAGCAGTGGACAGTACTCGCGGTGTACGTGCTCGCCGAGCTTGCGGACATCGCCCTCATCGACCCGTCTCAGGCGAGTCGGAAGCCGTCGGACACGTTGGCTCGCACGTTCTGGCGCGCCGGCATGGTCGCGCTCGTGCTGACCATATGAGACTTGCCCGCCATCATTGCATTCCCTTCCAATATGGCGGGCGGCGACAAGGAACAAGTCGTTAACACCACCTCTCTCAATGATCGCGCCGCCGGTCCTCTCCACCGGCGACGCACCAAGGGCGGGCAGGTTCGCCCCCGGTCGAGATTCGCGTCAGGCGGGCGCGGGCAAAGACCGGGAAGCCGTTCGATTCGGCCGCCGTCCACTGCGATCGCGTCAACGTCGCCCCCTCGCACGCCACTGACAGGACACGCGGAACGCCAGTGCGAGCGGGGAGCGATGGACACGGCAGGCTTCGACTCCTGAGGCCGTCCCGACCGGGGCCAGCGCGACCGCAACCCGCATACTCCGCGCACAAGGAAAGGAACACGCATGGCATCACAGCCGTCACCGGACGAATACGACTACAGGGAAGAGGGGTGCAGCCTGTTCGAGTGGCCCCTGACCGACGAGGCCTTGCACATGGGTGCCGGCGAGCTCCTGGACTCGCTCATCGACACGATCCGCCGGCTCAACAGCGACCCGCAGTGGGATCGCACGCTGTTATTCCCGCGTGTCGGCGACGTGGTCGTTGACCGCGACCGACGGCAGATCACCGCGCGGTGCATGTGGAAGATCAAGGCCGACTACCAGATGAAGGAATCATGAAATGACCGTTATCTCGCTTGAGGAACGCTTGGCGAAGGAGCTGGCCGGCCGGCCGCTCGGCTGCACCGAGGGAAGAGCCGACGACATCGCCGAGGAAGACGGGGAGACCCTAGCCGAGCTGGGGCACATGCGCGGCGTGGCCGACATGGCCTATGTGGCGCTCTCCGACCTCGCCCTGCACTGCCACGGCCGCCGCGAGGACGTGGCATGGGGCATCGCGAGCGGCGCAGCCGAGGACGCGCACGCCCTCGCCGCGATCGTCGGCGACTGGATCGAGGACATGGAGGACGAGGACTAGTGGCCGGCGAAACCGTCATCACGATCATCGGCAACCTCACCGCCGACCCCGAACTGCGCACCCTGTCCGACGGCAATCCGGTCGCGTCGTTCACGATCGCCAGCACGCCCCGCACCTATAACCGCCGGACGCAGCAGTACGAGGACGGCACGGCATTGTTCCTGCGCTGCTCGGCGTGGAACGACCTCGCCAGGCACATCAGCCAATCATGCTCGAAGGGCATGCGCGTCGTCGCCCAAGGCCGCCTCTCCCAACACTCGTATCAGGCGCATGACGGCTCGAACCGCACCGTCATGGAACTGACCGTGGACGAGATCGGCCCCAGCCTCCGGTACGCGACCGCGCAGGTCACGAAACAGGGCGGCCACAACGGCTATCAGGGCGGCAGCACCTACGGCAGCACCTACGGCAACCCCGCAGGCAACCCGCCCGTCGGCCCACGGCCAGCCACCGCGCCGTCTCAGCCGCCCGCAACCGACCCGTGGGCCAACGGCGGTAGCGGCTACACGCCGGACACGTTCACCACCGATGCCGGCGAACCGGAATTCTAGAAAGGACACCCTCATGGCAAAGAAAAAGGACTCGGGACTTGTTCAGGACGCGCTCATACCCGACGAGATGAGCCCGCTGGGCCTGCTGGACTTCAACAGCTCGTGCGCGAAGATCAAGCAGGCGGCCGTGGACTTCCGCCGCGCGGTCAACCACAAGATGCAGCTCGAAACCAAAGACGCCTACCTCGACAAGTTCCATCAGATCGACCCGTACACCGAGGCCGTGTACGACACGGACGTGCTCGCGCAGCACATCATCGACTGCGCCGAGGTCATCAACCGGCTGCTCACCTATCCGAAGGACGCACGCCGCGCGGTCCTGTACGACAACCTCCACGACAGCCTCGCCACGTTCGAGGAAAGCGCGCCCGACTATCCCGATCTCGACGACGATGCTGACGAGACCGACAGAGGAGAGGCCGTCGATCCGACCACCGGCGAGATCAAGTAACCACACATTGAGAGAGGCTTATATGCAGCAGGCAAACAAAAAAGCCACCCGCAACGGGGTGGCTCAGGAAAAGATGTGGTCGATATCAGCGCTCCGACGTCTCATCGGTTGGCACGACGTCTATGGTTTCTGCGTCCACATACGCCATAAAGCCGTCCGGCACTCCGTCATTGTCGTTGACGCACACAAATTCATCGTCCTCACGATCTGCCGTCAGTTCGACGAACTTGCGCAGCTCACCGAACGTAAGCTGCTCGAAATCAATCGTCACACACATGCAGCGCTGGGTCTTCTTGTCGTTGCTCATAAGTCGATTATCGCATGTCGTGAAGGCTGCGCGCCATGTCTGTGAACTTCGACAGCACCTTCGGTTTCGATCCTGCGGTGCAGGACAGCAGCATGGCCGCGCGCGGACTGTACGCGACGATGGTGACGTGGTGCGACCACCAGATATACACGCGGCCGGACTCGTTCGACGGCACCTTCGACCTCAAGCGCGTCAGAAGCGTGGGCGGCACCGTCAGACTCGTGCGCGAACTCGTTGAAAACGGGCTCTTCGAGGAGGCCGGCGAAGGCGTGTACAGGGTCGTGACCCGTCGCGGCCTCGCCGTGTTCGGCAGCTTCAAGAACCAGAAGAAACCGCTTACGCCCGAAGAAGCCGCCGAACTGCACGAGAAGAAGGTCGTCGCCGGCCACGCCGGAGGCAAGGCGTCGGGCGAGTCCCGCAGGGCGAAAGCCGAAGCAAACAGGAAGCAAAACGAAGCAGACGCGAAGCAGACTGCTTCAACTTCAACAAAGCAAACAGGAAGCACTACCGTACCTAACCAAACCAAAACCATGCCTTCTTCCTCCCCTGACCCCTCCGGGCCGGGATCGAAGCAAACCGCGTCGGTCGCCGAGGCCGAGGCCAGGGCGTTGGCCGACCCGTTCGCCACGGCGTGGAACGCCTACCCACGCCACACCGGCTCGCGACGGGAAGCCGAGAAAGCGTGGGCCGCAGCCGTGGCCGGGCACGACGGCACGTCCGCCGTGACGGAAGCGCAGCTCATCGGAGCCGTCATCGCCTACGCCAAAACCGTGGACGACCCCAGATACGCGCCCAACATGAGCCGATGGCTGCGCCAAGGCGCATACATGGACACCATGCCCAGCCGGCCGAAACCATACCGGCACGCACTGCCCGACGGCACCGTCATCGACGACCGGTGGATCACCGGCCACATCCGGGACCACGTGCCCGTAGGCACCTTCACCGACGCGATGAGAACCGACTTCTGGGCCAGCGTCAAAACCGGCAGCAACCCGGAACAAAAAGCCAAGGAAATCATCAACGAATGCCAACGAAAG